TCATAATTTGCAGTAGTTGTTTCTTTATTTATAAGTACATATAGTTCTACTCCAGGATGCCAAGTTTTATTCATAGATTCGCCATACAAATTTGTACGAGTTTCATTAAGATTTATCTTATATAAAACCGCGGTGTTTTGTACAACCACATCAACCACTTCTCTGGCTAAGCCTTTGAAGAAAGCCACATCTCTATCTGATATAAATTTTGCCATATTATCCTACGTATAATTTTAATGGTACTTTTTTCAGCATTTCTTGATGATAATCAGCTTCATTTTTTCTGATTTCAAATTGTTGCTTACGGCTAAGCTCTTCTAAGTTTTCTCTTAATTGAGTTATTAGTGCATCTTTTTCAATTTGAGCCTCAGAACGTAGTGCTGCGCCATCTAATGATATAGTTGCATCTGGAATAGGAATTTCATTATACTTTTCACGAATAGCACCCAATAATTCTTTTGCTAATGCTAATGTATATTTTCTTATCCATTGCTTACCAACATCATTAATATTTGAATACTCAATGAAATCGTATTTAATATCGGAATAGTCGGAAACAACATTTGATTTTATTATTGCTGCATTATTTTCAAATTCAGATCTTTCAAAATAATCAAAATGTAGTTTTTTAATAGGAGATAATGATGATGGTACTGGAAATACTGTAATCTTATTATTTACTATATTAAATGTATAAGCAGATTTACGTATTTGGTCATTAAATTCTATATGCTGCATTCTTAATACATCTTCGTATAATGGCATCATTAAGAATTGAGCCGCAGGAGAGTAATTACCAAATCCTAATTCACTAATCAAATTTAGTGTACCCTGCGCACCAACCGAATATGGGTCAAAGAAACGAGTGATAGCAGGAACTGCTTCATAATAAACTTTAACAACATCTCTTACTACATCACTATCCAATACCTCTTTTGTAGTTGCATCAAATGCGGCTGTAGTTAAATCATATTCTTGTATAGATGATGTTAGATTTATGTAAGCTTTTTTTCTAGTCACAGGCCCACCAACATCTGCCAATGTACCATATGCTTGCGAAAGACGAAATGTTTGTGGTAAATTTGTACCATCAACAAGTGTTTGTGTATAATTTGTTCCGGCCTTTCTACCTTTAAGTGTATCAAGGTTATTTCTGATATTGAATTGATTTACTTGTGCCGAGTATTCGGATGTTGCTTCTTCAAAACATGCATAGAATTGTTCATCTATCAATTCAACATCAATAATTGGATAACCTAATCTTTTTGCACACCAAATAGCTGTTCTTGGTCCATCATTTTGAAACCCCGCATCAGCATCGTAAAGTGAGAATGGAGTTTTGCCAGATATAGCAGAACCGCTTCCTGGCCATTTTAAGTTTAAAGACATAGTTTTGGAATTATGGTTATTCTTATATAAATATAAAAATTATGAAAGATTTGAGTAATGGGCAAAATAAAAGGGAGAATTTCTTCTCCCTCTTAATTATATTACTCTAAATACGATTAAAGAGTGTTCAAACCTTCAATTACAACCTTACCGTAAAACTCCGGACGAACTATCTTCTTAGCGTAACGAGTCATAACGCCTCTACGCGGTGTGAAGTTAGTTGGGTCGTAAACCAACGGAGTCATAATTAATGGAACGTATGGAGCGTAAACGGCACCAGTTTCAAAGAAGTTACTTCCTTTGAAGCCCATTAAGATTATGTTTTCAGTCATATAAGGATTCTTATAAACATCAAAACGATTTGAGATTGAACCTACCTGAGATACACCTGCAGCGAACTGAAGGGCGTCTTTAGCTGGGTTAGCTGCAAATCCGTTCATTGATTCAAGAATAGTACATACGTTTGGAGAAGCAACTAAGAAGTTTGCACCACCACGCATTGTTAATTGGTGAATACGGTTAGAAACTTTTTGCAATTTGATACCCAAAGTCTGGAACCAAGTAGATTTATTATATGCACTAGCAGCAACTGCTGTAGAATCAACAGAGAATGCATTTGCAGTAGAAACGTAATCATATCCAACACGAGTTGACCAGTAATCAACAGTCAATGCATTAGCTTGTAACATTTCAAGGATTTCTAAGTCGATTTCCAAAGAAATGTACTCACTTAACATTTGAGTCAATTCAGCTTCTGCATCAATAGAGTGGTATGCGTTCAAATCTTGTGCAAGTTCAGGAGTCCAAACGGCTTTCAACTTACGAGTCTTAGCAACGATTGGTTCTGATTTCAATTCCAATTCAATTTCAGGAATTGCAAGGTCTGCACCGGTTCTATCTTCAAAATCACCACGATTTTGAGCGGTAGGTTGCGTATTGAAACCAACGCCAACAGTATGAGTTCCAGTTGCGGTAACACCAGTTGCAACGAAAACAACTGCTTGACCAGCGCCTGAACCACTAACTGCTGTAAATTGTGGATAGTATGCGAAGTTTGTACCTGAACCAGATACTGAGAATGTTCTAACTGAATTTATATCAGCGTTACTTAAAGTACTTGTCAATACAGTCATCTTTCTAGCTGTACCAGCTGCTACCGAAGCAGAAAGAGTTGAATTTGATAAATCAAAAGCAATATCTGCCAAAGATGCTGTCAACAATGTAGCTGTCAAACCTGTTACACTTTGGTCATTGAAAGTATATCCAAAACGACCAGCACCGTACAAACCACCTGTAGTATCTTGTGTAGAACCAAGTTTGTTTGTGTTAGCTGCGTTTAATGAATCTTGTCCAAAAGTACCACCAGCACCATACAAAGAAGAACCAGATTCTGGTCTACCTTCTGCGGTGTTAGTAGAATATTTGAAATCCATATAGAAGATAAGACCTGAAGGTAAGTTCATCGGTTGTACAGAAACGAACTCTTTTGCAGCGATGCTACCAAAGATACGTCTTACCAACGGAAGAGCTACACCAGCCCATTCTTCTGAACCCGCTGAAGTACCAGTACGAGTACTTTCATCAAGTAATTGTTTAGCTTGGTTTTCAAGCATAACTGCCATACCATGCTTATTTGTTTCAGATCCTACTCCTTCAAGTAGACCTGTTCTTTCCCACTTGCCTTTCAAACCACGGGTTTGCTCAAGCATAATGCTTTGTGGGTTAGCGCCTGACATTAATTTTTTTAAGTCCATTTTAATTTAAGTTTTTTGATTTTTTAATTTTTGATTATGCCTGCTAACTTTTTGAATCTATCAGAAAAATCAGCGCTTTCAGCAATTACTTGCTTTTGTGCAACTGCAGCTGGTTTAGTTGATTTAACAACTTTACTAGCGAATCCTTCTGTGATTGATTTCTTAGCAACCTTATTAGATGTAGTATATTTGAAATTCTCTGCTAATGTAGAGTAAACCAATTTAACTTCTCTAACTGATTTTGTTCTATCCAAAGTTTCAATAACTTTAACTTTTTGTTCGTTAGTCATATTGTGAGCTCTGAATAATTTGTTTGCGAATAACAATTTAGCGTTCAATAAGTTTACCTCATTGATTGTTCCTTGTAACGATTTGATTGTGTTATATGCTTGCTTCAATTCAGCTTTCAAAGAACCAGCTTCACTCGCCTTTGCAGGATCATGAGCTTCTTCTTCATTCTTCATATCGGCTTCCATTTCACGAAGAATTTCTTCCAAATCAATAACTTCATCAGTTTCTTCTTTGTTATCTTCTTCGGTAGTCATAACAACTTTAGGGTCTTCACCTTTATCAGTACCTGCTTCAGATCCGTCTGCCATATCTTCATACATAGCACCTTCTTCTTCGGTAGGTTCTTCTTCGGTTGAATCTTCATCACCAAGTTGAGCTTCTAATTCACGAATGATAGATTCTAAATCCATGTCGTCTTCTTCGGTATCTTGTTCTTCGTTACCGGTTACGTTATAGTCTTCACCATCATCACCCATGTCGCCGCCCATATCATCACCTTCGGCCCATGCGCCTTCATCTTCCATACCCATTCCATCATCATCAGAAGATTCACCACCTTCTAATTCTGCCAAACGTGCACGTAATTCAGCGATTTCTTGGTCTTTATCATCCATACCCATTTCTTCTTCTTCGTTAATGTCTTTTGTTTTTGTGTAGTCACTAACGGCAGTAGCTGAATTGGCGGAAGATTTTTTAACACCAACTGATAAGTCGGTATCAGCATCTAATGCTGGTTGTTTGCCTGGGGTTTTACCCATAACATCAGAACTACCAATCTCAGATGAGTCTAACTCTTCGTTCTGCATTTCATCATCACCCATATCTTCTTCAGCTTCTTGTCTCAATTTTTGAGAAAGAATTGATTGTAAGCGTGGCGTAAATGCTTCTTCAAGAGCTAATTTTGCGTTTGCTAAAGCGGTTTCTTTAACGGCTTTGGCATCAGCGATTGCTTCTTTCAATAATTTTGAATTTGCCATTTTTGTTTAAAAATTAAATTTGTTCGTGAAGTTATTTCTGGAGAACTCCAATAGAATTATGTCGGTTGTTCGGTCACCACTTATAGAGAAGGGTATTCATTAACCAACTATTGTAAAAAAAGATAGTCCTATATAGAATAGGACATTTGTGAATAAGTATATAAAAATAAACTAAAAGTAATAAAATTATGAATTTTTTTTATTTTTTCTTTTAGCTTCTTCTAACAATAATCTTTTTTTTACGGAAGGTTTTTCGTATGTTTGCCTTTCTCTTAGTTGTTCAATTTGTTTTGTGTTTTGAACTTTCTTTTTGTATAGCTTTAAGGCGCCTTCTACGTTTCCGTTTTTAATCTCAATATGTAACATTATGCTTTAAAATATATTTCTTCGTAGTGTATAACATCTAATAGAATTGTTGGGTCTATTAATTGTGCTGCATTTAGTAAATCGGAATATTCTGCTACAGATTCTGCCTGAATTTTTCTGAATTTTGTTAAGAAGTCGTATGTAGTAATATCTACTTCAAATAATCTCATAGAGTCCGCATTATATTTTTCAAACAAACCATATTCTAATGCGTATGCTTTGTTTACAATATCAATAAGTCCACTAAAATTTATAGAAGGTTTTACCGCTGGCATTGTTGGATTAACATTCCAATCTACCATATAATTTTGAAGTTTTTCTGCGTGCTCTAATTCCGATGATGCTTCTTTTTCAAAGAATGCTGCCGCATTGTTGTAACCTACACCCTTACACCAGTTAGTTGCTATACGATAAAAAAAATGAGCCGTATATTCATCTACCAATCTTTCATTTAAAATGGTTGTAGCAGTTCCGTTTAATACTTTCGGGTTCATTGCTTTCGCCAGTGTAAGTGCCTTAATATTTGTTGCCATAACTTATTTTTATTTTATTTTTTTCGTAACATTTTGAAATCTTGTCCGTCAAGCTTTCCGTTTTTATTCATATCAATTTTTTCTTGGTCGCCCTTGAGTCCAAGTCTTTCCATCATTTGTTGTTCGCTGATTTCTGCTATTTCAAAGTAACGTCCTAAAACGTGTCCCATATCTTCGTAAAGTGCCTCAAGTCTTTCTTCTTGTCGTTTTGCTTCCATAGCTTCTTTTTCAAACTTCTCTTGTAGCTTCTTTAGCTCCCCCATATTACGTTTGATTGTAACTCTATCAAACCAATCACCTGCTTCACGTAACGTGTACTCCTGAGCCGCATCAGCAATTGCTCCCAATGTCTCTGCTATATTACGAATATCTGATTTACGAGTCATACCTTCTCTATGCTGTCCGTAGGTAGATATGATTTCCAAGAAATGCTTTTTTAGTTCAGTCGGCATTTGTTGGTATTCTTCGGTTTCTTTTAATATATCCTTTAAACGTATCATAAATTATTTTTTATTTTTTTGAACTACTATCTAATCCACTTTTTGTAGATTTAGCTAGTCCGCTTTTGAAAGATTTACTTACATTTGACATAGCATCTTCTCCCATCCAATCATTATTATCATTCCCAGTCTTTTGTCTTTTTACAACATCGTATTTTTTAAGTTTTTGAACAGCTTGATTTAATTCAGCCGTTGTAATACCCATAGAATCCATCACTCTAGCTATTACTGCTTGTTCTTTTTTTCTTGGAAGATTGTATGATTTGATTGTTTGTACTAATCTTTGTAAAAACTTTTCAACCTTTGAAGGTAATGCTACTTCCATATCTTCCAAAGCCTCATTTGCCTTTGGTTTTTGATTAGCTGGTATAAGATTTATTAATTTTGCCATTTTTCTTATTCTTTTGTATAAATATTGTTATTTTAATTTCCAAATCCAGCCTCCGGCCGACTTTTGTTTATTATTACATACTTTTGATATATCTCCTTTATCCGTTTTTGTATTCTCACCTGCTACTTTTATACTTTCGTATTCTTTGATAAAATTCATATCCTTATCAAATTGTAAAACAGGTTTTTTTATTCTTGCATCACTTAGTCTTTTTCTAGTTTCTTCCGAATATATACGTCCTTTGGCTTTTATTCTTATTTTTTCTTTTGTTTCCTCTGAATGTGGGTTTCCGTATCTGGGATTTTTATCACCCAACCGTGCTAACCTCATTTTATCTCTTACACTTTTTTCAAAAACTCTTCCTGTATTGTGGAATCCTAATCCAGGTATGTTATAATTTTTATTCAGAGGATTATTTATATTTTCTTTAATCAGCTGAATTTCTTCTTTTATAGCTTCTTCTCTTGTTAAAAACTTATCATTCAATATAGTTTTTATTAAGTCATTTTTATTTGGTTTCCATGCTACCATAGAACCCATATATTTTATATCTTCTTCCGATTTACAATTACAACTTCTACTACCTATATAAAATTCACCAGTTTCACGATTGTTTACTATATACGTATAATGAACTTTAATCATAATTAGTTTAAATCAATTAAAATTTCTCTCATTAAGTCGTGTGAGCGACACCATTTGCCACATTCATCTGCTATTTTCTGCCATTGCTTGCTTTCGTTCATCGGTGCCATAAATGCCCCATGCGTTGATGGGTTTGAAACGAAGTCCCAGCCTACTAATTCAAAATCTTCCTGCACCATTACCGTACCATCATTCATTTCTTTTACAGAACCTAAACCTCTACTACTAATACCTAAACGAATATTATTTTTTAGGAGTTCTCTTAGTATATTTCCAGAAGGAGTTGAAAGTATCTCTACTTTACCACACACATCATCTCCTTCCCACCATATTTCTCTGATATTATGTGAAACATTTTTAAGATTAATTACAGGCGAATCTGGGTGGTCAAGCTCTCCCAAAGCACGTCTTTCACGAATAAGTTGCTGATACTTATCGCACTCTCTTTTTAGAATTTCCTTTGGGTATCTACGTTTGTTTTGATTGGGAGCACCTGCTCTTTGTAGAATACCTTTAACAAGAAAAGTTCCATTATCTTCTTCTTGTATCTTTGCTTCAAATAAGTGCGTTTCTATTAAGAGTCCTTTATTCATTTATTTAATATCGTTTTTTATTTTATCAGATATGTTTGAAACAACATTTGAGTCCGCCCAAGATTTATAAAATATATTTTTTAGTTCATTTTCAATATCAGAATTTTTAAAATCTTCCTTTGAATTATATTTTTTAATTAAATCCTGAGTGTAACCCATTTTTAAAATCTTTCCGGCTGTTACTTGATCAATTCCTTTGTTTTTATTAATCATATTAGTAACATCCTCTATAAATGATTTATTATCCGATAATTCTTTTAATATTTTTTTTACAATAGCTTCTAAGTTTTTATCATTGGAAGAAACGTATTTCATACCTTTATCAACTAATTGTACAAAAAAGTAAAAAATTATTTTACCAATTATTGCAACCGTCATTAGTGATATTAATCCAACTATAAAACTTTCATCTAAACTTTTTTTTTTCAAATCTTCATTATACCCCCTAAGCTTTCCTTCCGATTTAGCTTTATAAGCTTTATCAACTGCTGTAAAGAATTTCTTCTTATCGGCATCACTCATAGAATTAATATCTTTTCCAGATGCATCGAGCATAGATTTAAACAATCTTTGATAATCTTGCTCTTCCTCTATGACTTCCTTAATAAGATTTTCTAATTCTACTAAATTCATTATGAAGATATTTTTCTTATTTTTTGTTCCAATTTCATCAATCTTTCCTTAATACTATAAATATTCTTATTTGTACGTTTCCAGAAAGTTTCATTAGTAACACCATTCTCTTGCTTCAATCTACCATACCAATTAAGGAATTTCTCCATTTCAGCAAGTTGCTTATTTATATTTGAAATACCTCTATCAATTTTTACTTTTGCAGGGGCTTCTTCATTCTTTAATTCCAACCAACGATTTTCATTTAATTCATTTACAGGTGTATAGCCAGTTAAATCAGCTTGGCGTTTGGCTTTCTTTTTTTCGTTTTCAGGCTTTCCAAATGCAAAAGGTGTAGCATATCCATCTACGTTTCCCGTAGCATTCATTTCTCTTACTAATTTACGGATATATTCTTTTAAAGATTTGATATTTTCATCTTTTTTATCAGGCAATCCTTTATGTTTAGTAGATGCAAAATCTTTTACATCGCCAGGTTTCATATCCTTTGCCATATCTTGTGCAGATTTACTAAAATCTTTTGGGTTTGCTTCTCCCTTTTGTATAGCATGAACAATTCCCATTAATTTTTGTTGTGATTTACTTTGTGCTGGCATAGTGATTAAATTTAATTATGCTAAAAGATATACAGTTCCACCGGTTACATTGATTGAACGAATACTACAAACAAATGGTTGTCCAGGTATTAAATGAGCAATACTCATAGTTGGAAATGTTATACCACCTAATGTTGTCGGCTGTAATGTTATTGTTCCCGTTGGAGTTGTACCGTATGCTGGTAATATTCCCCATGCATTTGCCAAAGATGCCGATTGTCCAGATGTTAGAGATAATACAGTTGTTGTTTTAAAATATGACATATTATTTAATTTTTTCTTTTAGTTCATTTATTAATTCATAAGTCATCATAAGTGCCGATAGATGCTCTTCCTTAATACGTTTTACCGATTTAACTTTTTTTATATTTGATATTGTTTCTGCTAATTTAATTTTTGTAACTTTATCATTTATTTTTCCACCAACTTCTTTTAAGCTTTTAACCAAATTAGATACTTCATCATTAACATACTGACTTAATTTTCCTGTATTGTTTATGTTGTTTATATATTCTCTTAATAAGGATTTTTGTTCTGGTGTTAGATTTTTATATTTCTTATTGAAATTTTCAACAAGTAATTTATAAGTTACTGCACGAAGGTCTTCATCTTGCTTTTTATATTCTTCTAAAACCGCATCTTTCATTTTTGCGTCTTTATTTTGAATAGAAGAATTAATTATACTTTCTGCTATTGTGAAACGTGCACTAACAATATCGGTTGGTTCGTATTGCTCCGTAGATGTTGTTACTTCAAATATTTTATAAATTGATGCTAGGGTTTTGTAATTTGCTACAGGCGATTTTATAAATTCTTCTAATCCGTATTGCTCCTTAATTACTTTGATTAGATTGTACTTTTCTTTCGTTAGCTTTTCCTCATCTAATCTTTTGCGAGCTTCGCATACCGTATCAATAAACTTTTCGGCTTTGGATTCGGAATTATATTTTTCATTTACCAAATATTGATACAATTTTAATTCTTTTGAAAGTTCTTTTTTAGAATTAAAATGCTCTTTTAATATCTTTTCTGCAACTGACTTATTTGAAGAAAGTATTTCCGAAGTCACTTGTCTCACCAATAGTTCAAAAATAAACCCCGTATTTTTAAACTTTGAATGTTTTATTTTTTTCATCAATGTATAATTTGTCAGATATAAATATATCTTTTCAGATTGTTTATTATATTTAGTCTATTAAAAACTAAAATAGTATGTAAATAAATATTATTTTATTTAGAATGTTGCTATTATTGCCAAACCATCTCCACCTTTTCCGCCATTTCCTCCTGCGGCAAATGTTCCAGGTCCACCTGCTCCTCCACCACAACCAAAGGCTCCATTGCCGCCATTTCCACCTACTCCAGCCGTGTTTCCACTTCCTGCTGCTCCGCCTGTTCCAAACATTGGCTTCCAAGACCAATATCCATCTCTACCCCGAGTTCCTGCTCCAGGTGTTCCACCAACTACGGCAGGATATGCAAATGTGGGTTGTGATATTGCATCAATTTGCCAAGGCGTTGCACCCGTACCTGTTCCAGGAAATCCTGAGCCAGCTGAAGTTATAACCGTAGCTGCCGATAATGGAGTTATGTTTGCCGATGTTGATGTAGTCTGTCCCCCAATACTTGCAAATGGACTAAGTGCTGCAAGTGATCCACCAAATGAATATATCCCTAATGCCGTTTCACCGGTACCGGCCGTTGAAGCTACGACAGTTCCCGATGTACATATCCAATTCATTTGGTTTGCTACGTTGTGATGGACTGTTATATGTGTTTTTTGTCCAGCTACAGGAGTACCTATTGCGGCTGTTGATTGGCCTGTACCACCACTTCCACCTAACCCTACTTGAATATATAATCTTTCTGGTAATACATTAGCCGCATACAATACAGTTGTTACTGCGCCACTACCTCCACCGGGTGTGGCCACATTTCCTGCTAAAGATCCTGAAGGTCCGCCAGATCCTCCAGAACCTGCTCCAATACACATCATCCAAACATAACTACATCCTCTTGGTTTTTGCCAAACTTGTAATGCTTGTGAAGCGATAACTCCGGCTGATGCTGATATTGCATAAAATACTTTTACATTATCCGATTGATTTGGTATATTGAATATATCTAACATAATATTAAAAACTTGTTGTTATCATTATAAACCCATCTCCGCCACGGCCTCCGTTACCTCCAAGTATTCTTGAAGAGCCACCGCCACCTCCTCCACATCCATATGATCCATCTCCACCTGCTCCTCCGACTAACGTAGTACTTGGGCCGCCTCCATATCCACCACTAAATTGTAAAACAGGGTTAGTAATCATCCAACCATCTGGGCCCCGCTGTCCATTTTGAGCTCCATTTAAACCCAATGGTAGTGGGAAACTATATTGTATTCCTATCGTATAATTATTAATTCCTCCTGCGGATGCTACACCGCTTGTATTTATACCACCACCACCTTTTCCAGAAAACAAATAAACAGGGCCGGTTGTAGCACCACCTGCTCCCGTTGTAGCATTTCCAGCAGTACCATTAGATCCGGCGATTGACCTGAATAATCCTAAATTAATAAATGCCGTTGGTGTTGAAATAGCAGTTGCTGCTGATCCGATTGATGAATTAGATCCGGCTAATCCAGTACCTCCTCCGGTAGCCGATGTTGCTTCAGAAACTAAAACTATATTTGCCGAACTTGTCGCCGGTGTAACACAAACGTATGATGGTGCTCCAGTTGAACCTGCAGATCCTGTAGCTTGTGTAGCGCTCGCTATACCGCCGGCTCCCCCAATTCCAGTAAATATATACAATACATCGGGTAGTACATCCGCTTGTATCATCAATGTAGATGTACCGGCACTAGCTCCTCCACCACCTCCAGATATACCATTTGCAGATCCGGAGTAGCCGGCTCCTCCACCACCACCCGATCCTATACATAATATATTTACAAACTTTGCTCCACGAGGTTTTTGCCAGGTTTGCCATTGACCAGGTGTTGTAAATACTTTTATATCGGTTTTACTATTTTGAAAATATGATAAATCTAACATTAATATATTGTTGTTATTATTACTATACCATTACCACCATCGCCGCCTTTATTTGCGGGTGAAACAGATCCGGTCGCTGCTCCAGCTCCTCCTCCGCCACAGCCATAAGAACCGTTAGCTCCATTTGATGGCCTTGTACCCGCGCCACCTTGAGCCGAAGCTCCGCCGCCACCACCGGTAAAAAATAATGGTTTCCATGAAGTATATCCATTAGTAGATGAACCTCCTGGCGCAAGTCCGCCCGATATAGATGCTACAAGTGGCCCTTGTGCCGTTATATTTCCACCGTTTCCTATTGAACCACCCGAGGATGCATTTGCTCCACCCGCGCCACCTGTTACAATGCTTGTTGCTAATACCGTCTGAGAACCGCCTCCGGCTGGGACTGCGACCGCTCCTCCGCCAGCACTTCCTGCTACTCCACCGGTAGATGTCCATGTAGCTAATGGGCTAAATGCGCTACCTCCAAATGCATTTCCGGCCGATCCGCCGGGGCCTGAAACTGCTCCTCCTGCTCCTCCAAACGCATATCCTGTTCCGGCCGGGTTTACATTTCCAGATCCTAATAAAATAGATTGAGCAGATGTGGTTGGTCCTAAAGATATATAACTAATACTGCCTGTTCCTCCTGTTACACCGGATGCTCCACTCACACCTCCAGCTCCTCCAGATCCAACGGATATGTATAATGTATCAGGCAAGCAGAATAATGGAATTAAAGCACGTGTTACACAAGAACCGGCACCGCCACCGCCTCCAGCTCCGCCTGCACCGGCATTGCCTACTCTAGCTCCTCCTCCACCACCTCCCCCACCTATACAAATAACTTGTATAAATTTTGCTCCACGAGGTTTTTGCCAAATTTGCCAAGCTGTACCTCCTTGGTTGTAAAATATTTTAGTGTTATCTTGGCTTGTTGGTATGTGTGATATATCTAACATATAACCTATATAGTTTTACTTATTGTGCGCATGGTGGTTTTACATCAACCTCTCGCATTGTATGTGGTATTCCTGGTTGAAATTCATTACAGTTTTCATCTACAATCATTATCAATTCTTGTAGTGTATCGTTCATTACATAATAAAATTCTATTTCAGGATTATCCACTCCTTGCATTAGTATATATCTCATATTATATTAGTTTTATAGTGTCAGATAAGAACCACCTACTGCGGAAACGTACCAGCCTCCACCTGCTACTTGGGCCGTACCTACTGTTGCGACAAGTTTATAATTTGGTGGTAATGCCACATTCATTGGAACTTCATATACGGGCTGAGCCGAAGTTTGTGTAACCGTTGCTGCTCCTAATG